GAGTTACTGATCGTACAGTTGGAATATGTAATTTGGGATTAAAGTGCTGTCCACATTCTAGAGAAGGAACTAATAATACTGGTAGCGATAATGTATATATTAATGATCAAAAAGCGCACAGATTAACAGATACTGGACCAACTAATTGTCCCCATGGAGGAACTTTTGAATCAATTGAAGGAAGTCCCAATATTTTTATTAATGATTTGAAATTAACAAGACTTAATGATAGTACTAAATGTAAAAAATGTGGACAAACGGGACATCATACTACTGGTAGTAATGACGTTTTTGCAAATTAAATTTAATACTAAGGTGATTTAAATGTCTTATACATATGAATATACATATCCAAAAAATAAAGAGGCAGCTGGTTATAGTGGACCAGTACCTATACTCATTGATACTAATAATTATATTCCCGGTTTAATTGAAGTAGATGATCATCGTAATTTAATACGTGCTTCTTTACAGAGAATATTAGGTACATCTAAAGGTGAACGAGTTATGCAACCAGAATTTGGTAATAATTTAAAAAGAATGTTATTTGAACCTTTGGATGAAATTATAATTGAAGATTTAAAAAGCGAGATATACAATATTGTTAACAAACAAGAACCTAGAATTACAGTTAGAGATGTATATTTTGATATAGATTATGATAATCATACTATTATAATAATGATATCTTTTTATTATAAAAGAAGTGGAATTGAAGATAGTTTTAATTTTTATATTAGAGACTAAGGTGAATATTTGATGAATAATTTGGATTTAACAGATATTGAAAGATTACCAATTGATTTTGAAGAAATTATGGAGTTACTTAAAAATAGAGTTCAAGCTAGATTACCGAATAGATGGACTGATTTTTTAGCTAGTAATTTTGGTGTTGAATTGTTAGAAGCTTTTGCTTATGAAGCAGCTCTCATGAATTATTATATAAATATGAGTGTTAATGAATGTTTTTTACCTACAGCTAAAACAAAGACTGGAGTTTATTCTTTAGCAAAAACTATAGGTTATAATCCAAATCCTCCAAGTCAATCGGTTGTAACATTAAAGTTTTATTTAGACAATCCTTATTCTAAAGATATTATCATTCCTAAATATACAGTTATAACTTCAAAAGATGGTATACCATTTTATACAACTGAAAATAAAGTACTTTATAGAGGAGAAACTAATATACTAGTTGAAGCAAAATCTGGTACTTTAGTTGAAGAATCTTTAATTTCAACAGGTGAACCTAGAAAAAGATATAAATTAAGACAATTTCCTGTTAATTCAGTAGAATTATTAACAGTAAACGATGAAGTTTATACTCAAGTTGATTTTATTGATATTCCTGGTCAGGATAAGTATTTTATGGTTGATTATGACGAAGAATTTTATGGTTATATATCTTTTGGTGATGGAAACTTTGGTATAAATCCAGCTAAAAATTTAATTATTAATGCATTATATGTAGTGGGTGCAAATTCAAAACATAATGTTATGCCTTTTCAAATTACAACGATAAATAATTTTATTTATGATTCAGAAAATAATATTGTATCAAATATTAAAGTAATAAATGAACAAAACGCCGTTGGAGCATCAGATGGTGAGTCTATAGATGAGGTAAAGAGAAATGCCCCTAGTTTATATAGAACACAAAGTAGATGTGTAACAAAACAAGATTTTGAAGATATTACTTTAATGATACCTGGTGTAGAAAAAGTTTCTGTAATTGATAATTCTGTAATGGATGAAGTGGGTGTATTTGGTGTTAAGGTGTGTGTGATTCCTAAAAATCAAAGGTATCCCACTGAAGCATTTAGAGATTACGTTAAAAATTATTTAGAGAATAAAAAAATAATATCCACTCAAGTAGATGTAATAGATCCCACATTCATATTATATGATGTTGATATTAATGTAAGTCTTAATACGAGTGTATCTTCTTCAGTTATTTCTAATAAAATACGAGAAGTTGTTAATAATTATTTAGGGTGGAAAAATCGTAATTTTGGTGATGAAGTTTCAAAAAATGAATTATATAAACTGGTATCTAATATTCCAGGTATTGGAGTTATACATAATCTAACTGTTAATGAAAATCGCACGATATATATAACAGAAGTATCTTCTCCCAATACAATAAGATATGTAGATAATATTAATATGCTAAAATTAGGAGCTTTAATTAATATACTAAATTTGGATATGGATTTAGTCATGACTACAAAAATTATTGATATTAATGAAGAATTAAATGAAGCTACGATTGAAGACACAATTACTAGTGATATGAATATTGGGTATGGAAGCTTAATTTACCCAATGTTAGAAGTTGATATAGATCATAATTATGGTGAAAAAGAGATTGCTTTTAAGGTAGATTCTCTGATCAGTGGAGAACAGATTAATTATACACTGATGAATTTTTCAAATGCCACTATTTACTTTGACGATGTTCCTAATAAATATTATAAAGTACTATTTAAAATTGGTAATAAATTATATTTAAATGAACCGATTGATCGAGATATTCCTAAGAATACAAAAATAATTATAAAGAATAAAAAATATATTCCTACTCTCAGGGCAACAGTTCCAATAGGTTCAGATGTACTTTATTTTAATGATTATCCAAGATTTTCTAAAGGTGCAGAGCTAATTAAAAATGCTATGATATCATTTGTATCTGATACTATTACCATGGTAAAGAGTGGATCAATGTTAGATTATATAAGTAGTGCCATGGATCCAAGTGATTTGACCAAAATAAATAAAATATATATTAACAATAATATTGTATTTGAAGAAAATGTTGATTATAATCTAATGGATAATGGAAAAATTATAGAGTGGACAGCAGTTGGAAGGATGAAAGTTACACCTAATACAAAATATTATGTTGACATAATTAAAAAAGTTGTTAATATCTCAGATACTGATATTATTTATTATGTTAAAGATATAAATAAAAAGAAAGTTATAATTACACCAGTAACAGCTACTAAGTTAGATGAATTAACTACTTTTGATTATAATAGTGAAGTATATACTTTATTACCTAATGAAATTGCTGATATAGGTAATATTAATATTATTATTATGTGATAAGAGGCTAAAAAATGCCATTTTTATATTCTATACTACCAGAATATACAAGAAATAGTGATATACTGACAGATAATAACATTAATGGTAAAGTAAATTCATTAGAAGAATTTATGAATGTTATTGATGCTGAAATATTTGATGTAGTATCAGATTCGGTAAGGGAGATATTAACATTTGGATCTATACATAAAATAAGTGATGAATACTTACCTTATTTAGGTTATTTGTTAGGTTATAAATGGAATTATAATTTAGATTCAACTATTCAAAGAAATTTATTAACTAATATATTAGAATTATATAAGAGAAAAGGAACTAAATTTTCCTTTAATTTTAGTTTATACAGTTTAAATCCCTCAATTACTTTATATGAACCATATAAAGATGTATTTATATTAAACAAATCTGGTTTTGATGAGTTTGATTATGAAAATTATTCAAATTTTATTTGGAAAGCCCCTGTACGTGTGGCTACAACGGAAAAAATAGTATTAAATGGTATTCAAGTAATAGATGGTGTAAATGTTAGAATTAATGATAAAGTGTTAGTTAAGGATCAAGATAATATTGTTGAAAATGGTGTGTATATTGTTAAAGATGATGAATGGGTTAGATCAGCTGATGCTGATTCAGATTTAAAATTATTTCATTCTTTATATTTCGTAAGTGATGGTTTGATTAACAAGAATAAGGGTTGGGTATGTACTCAAGCAAGTTTAACTGAAGGTATAATTTTTAATATTTTAAAATATAAAAAAACAAAAAAATATTATCTACCTAGTAACAACTACTATTCTTGGGGAATAATTATATTAAGGATAAATAATTTAAATTCTGAAATATATGAATTATTATCATTAATTAAACCAGCTGGTTGGAAAATATTAATAGAATTAAGACATGGAT